TGTATTAAAATCACTACCAACTAAATAACCCAAATTAAAATCACCAAACATTTATTTCTCCAGAAAATATATTCCTTGTTTCGAGGACAAGCAAGGGAACTTGTTTTTTATTACCCTACCTCTTACATGTTATTTAAAGTACACAACAAGCTACTATTGACACTAGAACTGAAAGTCCTCATCATCCATTTCTAGCGCTTGCCAAGGAGTATAGACGTTCGCATTGAAGCGCCACATGTCAGGGCTGTACTTTTCCTAAATATCTACAATACACATATAATAAAAAACCCTACCGACAATGTCAATAGGGTTTTGTTAATTATTTTAAAATATTTTTTAGGTCTTGCAATCCGCCAACATACTCACCATCTTTAGTGATCATTGGGAAAGTTTTATGCTTGCCTCCGCCAATCTCAACAATTGTTTTTAGTTGGTAATCCACACCAAGCATCAAATACTCATGTTCAATACCTTTCATATTACACAACTGTTTAGCTTGTTCACAAGCACCACAACCTTGCTTACCATAAATTGAAATCATCTTACCTCCTTATTCACAATTAGAACACCCAAAACGTTCATAGTCGCCACCACGACTTGAATAACAATAATACAACCCATTAGTCATATCATCCAATAAAGCTTGTTTGTGACAATCAGCAATATAATCTGGACTATCATTACCACTAAAATATAAATTAATAGATTGTTGTTGATCAATATATGGTTGACGTTGAGAACATAATTCTAAGTGTGCCTTCATGTCAAGCTCAAAAGCGTTTCTCAATACATCCTTTAAATGTTGTGGCATAAAATTACACTTCTGAACACTGCCTTTATTCTCAGCAATAAACTTAATATTTTCGGCAGTGTACTCACCTAACTCTTTCAACACTTTTAATAATTCCGTGTTGATTCTAAATATATCTCCACCAACAGTTTCTTTAACTCGTATCAAAGCTGTCTCTGGATTAATACTTTCAGTAGGAGATTCTTTAGCTAATTCAGCAGAAGATTTTGTTGGTGGCATCATCATTACTGTAGCAGTTCGTTTACCATAACCAACAAGCTTTTCAGGTTCTCCCATCACTGTAGCCAACCAACTATTACATTCATCTAAGTCGTGTCGCATTCGTTTAAATACTTCTTCGTTTAAAACCATAGACTCGAATGAACCAAATACGATTCTTCGCTTCATGAATAGAGAGTGCAAACCACAAACCCCCGTACCTACAGCCCTAAAGTCTTTTGTAAACTTCAACACTTTAGATAAGAAGATTTTATTTTCTCCTGTTTTCTTTTCCAATTCCTCAATATATCCACTCACATTACAATCTTGCATAATGTGCAAAATGTGAAACAAGTGTTCTGGGAATTCATCATATAGAGCTAGGTTAGCATTGACAATAACACAAGTAAAAGAATACTCTTGACTTGATGGTAAGTTTACCTCATTGCAAAGGTTACTAGCATGTACTTTTAAATTTAAATCTTTAAAAACTTGAGCTTTATTTCTGTTCATTGTGTCAATCTTGGTAAAATATCCTTTACCTGTTTGCATACGAATCTGCACTACCCGACCAAAACGAGAAACAGCATCTTCATCTCCGTTAACCAATCGACCGATGAATTCATCATCAATCAACCAAGAGATGTTGAGAGAATCACTTTCAGCAAAAAGTTTATCAGCAACTTTCCAAAAATCACCATGAGCAATGTTTACTGCAAATTGCGTTTGACCTCTACGTATGCCTTGATTGATATCAAAAGTACTTTTTTGCATATCATCAATCACAGGGATAATTCCTTCACTGATGTTTCCATCTTTATCATAGACAGTGCCTTCAGCTAACCAATCAGAAACAGGCATAGAGCACCCATGAGAGTTCTTAATCAAAACCTCCAACTCACCACGAATAAATGCTTTTGATGCAACACTATTACCCATGTATTGACCACAACACGACACTGTTAGCCCACGGAAAGGTAGTCCTGCATTAGCTTTAAGTGGTGTTGAGTGAACAGCATACCCATCCCATGCAACACTGAAGAATACTTCTTCGTAAGTCTTACCTTTTGTGTATACATCCTCTTCCCACCAATCAGGATAAACACTTGGAGCGTATTTAGCTAGGTATTTAGCAATAGTCTTCTCTCGACTTTTAACTGTTTCTCCCTGATAAGAATATTTGTCCATAAAAAACTGAAGTGCATTTGTTGAGTACCACTGAGGAATCTCGTCCTTACTCTTTAATTCATCTTTAAGCGCTCGAAAATCCAAACCCATTACAACCATACCCCTTTAAAACTATCTGCTGTCCACGCCATCTCATACTCTTTATTCTTACCTTTACCAAAAAAATCAGGTTCAGCATAAGCAATCGACTGTGTGACAAACCAAGAGTGTAACTCACTTTTCTCAACATTAAATGGTAATTTCTTACAATTTAATCTAACAAAATAATCATCTGCTAATTTTTCAATCAAAGTAAAATATTCTTCAATCTTCACACCATTGAAACTACCTTCTTCTCCAATTAACTGTGTAAGTATGTACTTCTCATTTTCTACAACATTATATGTTTGATCGAGTAGTTTATTGTAGTATTCTTCATCTTCTTCTAATGTAATACCGCGCTCCGCATAGTAATAATTAAATGCGGTTGCTAGATATTCACTATGAAGTAGCTCATCAATTGCAGATTGCTTAGTTCCTTTAACAGTCGTGGAAATCAGATTATATCCATTTGCCTGAAAGCTTCGTAATAAAGCAAACATAGAGAATAGCGACACACCTTCTACCAATCCATAAACCAAACACACTTCATGTTTATCCTTCCCTTTAAGTGTTTTACCCAACCACTTAGCACGTTCTTTGAATATTGGGTCTTGTAGGTAAGAAAGATAATGTTCATCCGTATCTGTTCCATAAACCTTATTGACTTTATCATAAAAACGCTCATGTACCGCTCTTTCCATCATACCAATAACTAAAGCACCCTCTTTACATTCTGGTGCTTTAAAATACTCTGCAAAAACTTTCACCCAAAATTCAGCAACATTATCTTCATACTTCCTAAACATAGGTAGGATTGCTTTCACCACCCGTTGTTGTGTTGGGGTGAGCTTGTACAACATCTCTAAGCGATCCTCTTCATAAACTTTAGTTTCTGAAGCAAACCACATTTGTTTCTCTAATTGTCTATCAGACAATTCTAACAATCTTGGGTATCGTGTTTCATATCCATCGTACTCCGATGTTATATATAGTTTTGTATTTCCTTCCTTATCAACTATCACTTTTTACCACCAAATGAATTTTTAATAAAATCGATTACATTTACAACCAACATACATGCCAAGGCAATAGGACTAATCAGCAAAAGAAAGCCAATAAAGAAAAAATTATTTTCTTTGTATTGCTCTAAATCCTCTTTATCATCAAGAATCGCCTCAATATTAAAATGAATTAGAAGGGTAATAATAATCCCTAATAAAAAGTATAATAACACAAAAAATAATTCCATAATCAATTACCACCTTTCATGATATTTACGAGCGTTCCAACTCTCAATACGATTTTTCATCTCGTCAGAACACATTCTATTTTTATACCACTCATCATCACAACGCTCATAGCCACTGTAACGAATACCTGTATGGACACTATTAAATCGTGTCTTATGTGTTAGTTTCTCACTATCAAATCCAAGAGGTGTATTAATACCCCATACCTTAAAAAGAATTTCTTCAATTGTTGGGTTTTCCGATATTTCCCCTGAAACAATACCAGCCTTTAGAACATTCTGATATACTGGATTCTTAAGATCACTCTCTGAAACAAATACACCAACAGCTTGATGCAAATGATTATATCTTTCAATAGAATCTTTCTTTTTACTATCGTACTGTCCTTCAGCCTTACTTTTAGTCTTTGACATTCAAATGTTTCTCCAATAAATCTCCCAGTTCAACAGTTGGGAATCCTTCACGTTTACGAACTTTTCCATGTTCATTTTTCAACATATAATATGTCACATCATCAACCACAACAATAGATTTAGTCAGATGCTCATTAGCAGGGGCTTTCCATTTCTTAAATTCAGCCTTACTTGTAGTTACCTTAGCCATATTATTTTCAATAACTCGATCTACAGCTTCTTCAATTAAGTTATATGTACCATCACTACCTAACATTAAGTTTGATAATACAAGGTTAGCCATTGTCGTTACAAGAGCGATTCGTTTATGATTAACCATAACGTTTTCACGTTTACGCGCCTCGTCAATCAAGTAGTGAAGATATGGAACAGTATATAGTACATCACAACAGGCATCCAGCTCCTCAGTTACATCATACCCAAAGTTATCACACCACTCCTTAATCTCTTCGTAAGATACAATGTCAGCCTGAACACGAATAGCTTCTGACATCTCTTCATCAGAATAATCTTCAACAGACTTACCACGAATGATTTTATTTAAAAGGATTGCTGATTCTAAGGACTTGTTGACAATTTTTTGATAGTGCTCTTTCTTATTATATTTATTAACCGATTCTTTCTCATTTGACATTCTTACTAAATCTCCTTACTATTTAATATTTGGTTGGACTGGTCGGACTCGAACCGATCGACCTGACAGTTATGAGCCATCTGCTCTTACCACATGAGCTACAGTCCATTTACTTTAACTTTATCTTGGCTTCAAATACGAAACGATAATTATTGTCTGTTAAAACCTTTGCTCTTTCATATGTTGTTGCCATTCGCAATACAGCTCCAGTATAAGAAACAATTGCAAAAACACAATCAGTTGAATCCTCTGTAGCAATATCTCCAACCTTAAATTTAAATTTTCTATATGTGTATGTCTTATCATACGCACACAGAAATTTAGCTAAAGATTTTGAGAATGTAAATCTCATTACCTTTCCTTCTTTATTTAAGATTCCATATATACTTCGCATAGAAGTTTTATCAATACAGTTGCGACAAATCTAATGTTTCATAATAATTCCTTTAAAATAATATTTGGTCAGATATCTCAGATTCGAACTGAGGAAGACAATTTTAGGGATTGCTGTTTTACCGCTAAACTAATATCCGAATTTGGGGGTGATAGAGGGATTCGAACCCATATGTTATCTAGAATATACACCTCAGTCCACAAGGTATCACCCATAGTTGGCGCGCTGTACTGGATTCGAACCAGCTACCATTCGCTTAGAAGGCGAATGCTCTATCCATCTGAGCTAACAGCGCTTTATGTTTTGTATATTACATATAAATATTTTTGGTGTCAACAAGTATTTCAATCATTAACACCATTTTATTACTGTTTGGTTGTTTTTAAATCAATTAAAAACTTTTTGTAGTGTTGCAACAACCTTTCCCATGTCAGATTGTTGCTGGGAATTTTGAGGCTCAATACTTACTTTCACATACCCAAAATCTTCACTCCATACAGTAAAATTAGCACTACCATATCCCCTAGGATACCATCCAACAGTATTAACCCCCTCAACAAGAGAAACATCTGGATGCTCGATATGTAATTCCCGCAATCTTGCTGCATTAATATTCTTTAACGAGATAACATCTGCATGTATGTGTGCGACAGATACAACTTCTTTAATCTCAATGCTCACCGTGAAACTCCTAGTAATTTGTCACCTTTGCTGTTAATGCGGCTAACGCCGTCACAACTATTGCAACGATATAATTCAAATCCATTTTGTGCCGTATAGTCAAATCCCGTTTCTTTGCGGACATCATCACTTCCACACTTAGTACAACGTAGATGATCTGTGTTGTATTTCTGATTAAGCAACGTTCCTATATTAATACCTGTTGTCCAAGACATAATCTTCTTGTGAAGCTCACGAGTAACCTCAATATCTCCACGATTATACTCACACATCTGATCTAAAGCATTAATAGACTGCTGATAATTCTCAATCATCATACATCTTTTCCATAAACCAAAACCACCTGTGTCTTGCTTAAGAATAGAGAATCCTAAGTACTTACAGATATTCTGCATTGAATTAGAAGGGAATCTAAATAATGTTTTTGCTTGAGAGTACAAATCAAGATGCTTGATAGGTTTTAATGGTGGTAATCCCCAGAATAACATTCTGGTACGCAAGTATTTAATATCAAATTTAATTCCGTTGAAAGATACAAGTAGGTCAGATTCATTAATTGCTTTAGCAAGATTAACAACCAATGTTAAATCGTCTTCTTGTGCAATTTCTTCTGGAGAAATTTTGTAACCAACAACAGGACCATCATTATAAGCATATGCTACAGATAGAAGATGTGAGTGACGCTTAATCATCTCCTCCGATAGATTTTGTTTCCATCTACCCCAAACATAACCCTCTTCTGGAGATGTCTCAATATCAAAGTAAAGGATTTTCAACTTCTTCTCAGCACTCTCATCAAGCAATTGCTGAACAGCTTGTTGCTCACGATCATATCGTGTAAAAAAATCATTAACTGTTGATTTTTGAGTTCTATTCCAACATAACTTATCACAAATCTTTCGAGAGGATAATCCTTGCTTACGATAATCTAAAGCTTTCTTTTGCCAATCTTTCATTCATCCTCCTCAACAATTTCTAATTCAATATCTTGTATCGAACCATCAAAAGCAGCATACGCTTCATTCCAAGCAATATCTCGAATTTCGTCATATGTAGTTTCAGGTGAAAGATGATCAAGTTCAATTGTTTTATAACAATCCAATCGCACATGTACATAAACTTTCATTCATCACCTTCTGCATAAACATCTGTCGATCCATCTTCATAGCCTTTTTCATAACCTTGCTTATGCCCAAGGTTGTAATAAAACTCAGCCACACCAACACAAAGATTTTCAACATAACTAGGTAAATCAGAAGGTAGAATCATAGAAGTTACATTTTCTTTAAACTTACTCATTCCACAATCTCAACTTCAACATTAGACAAATAGAAAAGCCTAGAAATAAACAAAGCACTTAATAAAGAATCTCCATCAATGTCATGTGCCAAGCACAACTCATCGTATTCTTTAATTCTAGCTTCAGTATCTTCTTTTCCTAAAACTTTAACCAACTGATCTTTGTTTTTAAATACAATAGCAAACTTCATTAACTCTTCTTGAGTTGGAAGAATGTCATCATAATCGATGACAATTTCCGAACTTAATTCATCATGAGTTTCTACTGCAACTTCTGGTTGCTCACTCATCAATACTTTCCTCACCAATCAGGATTTGATATTTATCAATAAGCTGCTCTAGCTTCTCAATATTACCTTCAACCTTTCCTGTTAATTGAGCATCAACAAGCTTACCAAGATCACCTTTTGAGATTTTAAATGCTTCTGCTGTAGCATCAATATCATCTTTTAGCAACTCACCAGAACGCTGAATATTACGTTTTTGTTCTGCTAGTTTTTTTACTTGAGCAATAAACTGTTTGCGTGCATCTGGTTTAGCAATAACTTCATCAAAAGTTTTTTCTGCATTCTCTTCAATTAATTCAAATAATGATTTTTCATTAGTCATCTAAATTCTCCACATTTAATTTATCTAAAATATTTTGTAATCTATAATATTCATCATAAGCGTCTGCATGAACATTACCCATTAAGTTTAAAGCATCTACAGCAGATTCCAACAACTCATCCATTTGTTCTCGACTAACAACAACTTTACTCATTAACACTCTCCAACATTAATTTTTTCAATAATTCATTCCTAGCCTTAATAGTCTTAGGTATAGATTCTACGCCAAATTCTTTTAATTTGTCAACAACCAAAAGCTTATCCTTGATTATTAAAATGTATTCTTTTTGTATTCTAGCCTCTTCAAAAGAGCAACCATAACGCTCTGAGTATGTCTTAATCCCATGACATCCGAAGTATGTTGTAATACCTTTTTTCCTTTTATCTTTACAGACAATTTGCAGCTTGTAAGGTGATGTTAAAACAATAGCCTTAAATATATCTTCAATGTCTGAATACTCCTTCAAAGTATTCTCTGACTCAAGATGATCAAGCTCTACGTCATTACTTCCAAAGTACTCCCCACAAATCTCACACTTGTATCGCTTAACTTTTGGAAATCTCTTCATACTCCTTGGGTTGGTATTTTCAACAATAATCATTCGTCTGTTTAAGAATTCTTGTTTAAATATTGAATCTCCCCATGCACTTCGAATCATCGTTCTTACTGATTTTAATGCCTCTTTATCAGAAATTTCAAACTCTTCTGCCATCCTTTTGAATTCTTTTCCCAAATCAATTGCCATAATCTATCCAATCTAATTCATTCTGAAACAATTCTTCTCCTTTATGGTTTTCACAAGCTTTATTACTACAATAGCACCACCAATCAGAGAACTTTGATTCAAGGAACTTCTCAGTATCCCAATTAACCAAACAAGATACGACATTCCAACCACAAGATTTACAAGACTCGCTGGATGGCATCCAAGAACTACTCTTCATATCTCACCCCACTCTCATTTTTTAAGTGAAACTTGTTCCAATCAGTCTCATATCCAAGTTGAATGCCTTCTTCGTAAGACAAAGTTTTTAATTTTAAAAGATATTGTTGGGCATAGTTAGTAAACCAATTAACATCCTTCTCTAAAATTTCTAAACTGTCTTTTGTTAAAACACCATCAACATATTCTAAAATAGGTGGCTTAATTGGAAGTAAGGGTATCAATCTACTATTTATCATAGATAACTCCTAGTTCATCAAACAATTCTCTGATATCAGCAACATAACTTGTATGTTCCATCATCTTTGCACACTTATAATAAAGATTAACAAAGTAAATAGGTGTGCAATAATACCTCACTTCTCCAAAACAATCTTCATAGTCTAGCTCTTCAGGTAAGTATTTGCAAAAATGATCATAAACAATCTGCCAAAGTTCAGTTCTTGTTTTCGCTTTACTCAACAACTTCAAAGCGGCGACATCTCCAAAGTCTCCTAAAGTTCCATATTGCTTTAGAAATTTCTTAGCTGAATAATTATCAGCATCATCTTCTGTGATCATCTGGTAAGCTAAGAACATATCTCCATGACCTTTCATCTTAGGAGGCTTCTTAGTTCTATCCAATCCCAACCAACCCAATCTGTTCTCTTCCGTGTCTTGAAACATGGTAGGTTTATCATGATGCCCAATGATGTAAAGACCTCCACAGTGTTCCTGATTGTAATCTTTATCGACAGCACAAAGCACTGCTTTAATTCCTTTATCTGTCATTCTATGGAAAGTAATTGTAATATCATCATCAGTTTCACGCCCTACTGACCAATGACTGTAATAACTTGTGCGAGTCCACTCTTTTAAATTATCAAGAGTTTCTGGAACCCATTCTGATCCACGCTGTCCTTTGTATTTAAAGCAAGAAATAGAATCTGACTGTAGTTTTGGGAGTGGTAAGCTGTCACGATGATTCCCATCACTTCCCATAAAAACAATAACCACCGTAGCTCCAACTTCATCAGCAATATTTTTAATCTTTTTCTTAATTGTTGATTTTGCATTTATTAAAGCTCTAGGATTATTATATTGTCCGCGAATACACTTATCATAAAAATAACTATATTCGTCTTCACGATCAATTTCCTTTAAGTATTTCTTTAACTCTCTATAACCGCCAAACTTCTTAATTACTCCATCGATCTCAACTTGGATATAACGTTTCATTTCATTAGAAGCTGCTTTAAAAACAACAAAATCTCCGTCAATAAGAGCTACAACATCATCGTCTTTTATAAATGAGATATCAAACTCTTTCCAGTGTTCTGTATTTCTTTTACGCTTATGCTTGCTCATGTAATAGTCAGAATCTGTTAGTTTCTTTCTTGTCTGTTTTACATCTTCATAAAATTCAAAAGACAAAATTCACTCCTATTATTTTAAACTTACTTTCTCTCTAGATACGTTTGTTAATGTTCCGTATATCGCAACAATAGACCATAAAGTCATGTAAACAGCGAACACCCAAATAGGTAAACTCCAGTAATCAACCAACGTATAAACAATAAAAGGGTAAAGTATATTTGTTCTGATTGGTAAATGTGCTGGGTCAAGCATCTTAATTGTTTTTATCTGCATTCTTTTTTCTCCAGTAATATTAAAATGATTTCCTGAACATCGATTAATTCACTATAAGACAAATCATGTAAGTGGTTAATTATATAATCAACATCCACAACATTACCTTGTAAAATATCAAACTCGTATAATCTATTTGTATTTTGCTTGTTTGGAAAACTGTCAAAATAAGACTTCATTCCTTTTTCTGTATACATAAAACCTCCTTATGATACTAAAACACCGTGATGAAGGTCTGGTTTTAATTTTACATATTTCATTACTTGGTCAACTTCTTTTTCATAATTTCTATTTTGATCAAGAATAACCTCAATACCAACATAATCAATCAGACCAGAAAAATAGTTCCCTATTACACCATTAAAACCAAACCACTCGTGGCAAATTTCAAGCTTATTATCATTAAATAATTCTTCGGCTGCTGCCTCCCACTCTTTCTCAACTTCGTCTTGGTTAATAATAGTTAGATATTCATTGATTTCGTACATAGATTTTGAAGCTTCTCGGACATCCTCTCTAACCATTTCCTTAGCCGCGTCAGTCAGCTCTTCATAAGTAAGGTTATCGTAATCTACACCAATCAATACAACAGCACTATAATTTACACTCATTATTTAACCCTCTTCCTTTGCTCAACAAACCATTTCTCAGTTCTTGATTTAATATGTGTCCACATATGAACGTTATATTCTGGATTTTCTCTATTCATAGCATCTGCCATAACTCTGAATAATGTCATTAATCTTTCACCATCAATCTCTCCATTATGTACGCTCTTCTTAAAAGCTTCATACAATTGGACAGGCTGTAGAGTCACATTAAATCTACGATGAGAAACATCTTTCTCTTCTTTCTTAGGTGACTTGTTATCTTTCTTTGTGAAAGGAATCCAATTTCCATTTTCATCAACTGCCATAACTTCTCCTTATAAAAATAAAAACGCCCTACCACGAATGATAGAGCGCTTACAACCTAGTATCGTGGGATACTTTGGCTAGTTATGTTTGATCAAAAAGGAAGGTCATCATCTAAGTCTTCGTTACTAACTACAGTGTTAGAAGCTGGAGTAGATACTGTATCATTCTTTTTAAATGTGTGAGGACGAGCTTCTAAAAGTTGTGCTTGGATTGCACTTCCTTCGAAGTTTGTAGCATTCTCAATTGTGTTGATAATGTGTTTACGAAGCTCTTTTAAAGCCTCTGGATCGTTCTCTTTGTTAAACTGAATCAGATAGGTTTTATCTAACTCAATCTCTTTCTGTCCACGCCCTAAACCACCTACAAAAGAAAGTTTCTCTTTGTAGTATTGTTTTCCATCTTTACCTTGCTCATTAAAGATTTGAACTTTAAATTGCATTGTTTTACCAAGTAAAAGATCGACATCTTGAGGTAAGAACGCCTCACCTTGCTTTCTGACTTTAGAAGCTACTGCCATTTTATAAGGCAATGAAGTGCTTTTCATAGTCCAACCAACTTTATCATCTTTAGTGATTTTTAAAGGTGTTAAGTTTTGGATTTGCATTTTCTTTTGGAACTTATTCCAATACTGACCACCAGACCATAAACGTAATGGTCGAGTTTCACCAGAATCATCTCCAAAGAATTGTCCTTTATCCAGTTGGATATCTGGAAAATCCACAGCATATGCAATAGATTGACGATCTTTTTGTGGAACAAACTTACGAAGTACCCAATTTTTTGAAACTGAATCGTAAGACTTATCAAACTTAGTGATTTTACCATCCTCAATTTCTTGAGCATATTTCTCTGTCAATTCAGCAGCAGTCTTACCAACATCCTCTCCTTGCAAATCGTATTCTGCATCTGGTTGTTTTTGAGAACCAAGATCAACAATCACAGAAATAACACCAGTTAATGTTTCAGGCTCTTGACAAGCTGCTGTCTCAATGACATAGTTGTTAAGTGCATCAAAATCTACTGTTGGTTTCTTAGATTCATTATTTGAGTTAGTGCCTACGCTGTATGCATCAAAAGACATATTATTCTCCTGTTTTCAGTCTCTATGACTGTGTTTTATTATTAAAATAACGCGCTATGCGCTTAATGAAAAATGATAGTCTTTCCTATCAGTCATTTCGAAATTGTTATGGTCATACCGAAAATAACCTATGAAGAGCTTAGTTTATAGACTACTTCACTCTTAGTCTTATTATCTGAAGTATTTATCAGATTAGGATAACATTATTACACTTATTTAAACATTTGTCAACTGGAATTGTTGACTTTAATGTTTTATTATGTTAATCAGAAATTCTACCCAGATAGTTCTGCAATTCATCTTCGGAAAAGAAAACTGCTTTCTTTAAATCGTACTTCTCATCTGCTCCTAACTTACCACGCCCATTTCGAAGATCGATAACACGACAATGCGCCTTAAAAACATTCGACATATTAAAATCATTATTCAAAAATAATCTCATTACATCCTTAGCCTCGATTTTACCAGTCTCATTCCATCGATCTAACATATGTTTTGGAATAATTTTTTGATAATACTCTGAACTACCACCATCTGATACAACAGCAGAAGGAATATAAGTATTAACCTCCTTTTCAACAACAACAGTTAAATCTTCTGGATTAAACCAGTAATAATTACAATCCTCAAATAAAACTTGGACAGGTCTAAGATCAACACTATTTTTAAAAACCTTAGTAACTTTTCCAGTTTTCCCCCTATAGTTATATACCTCTAAGGTATATGGAGCTGAATAGTTGACAGGATGTTCTCCCACATCTTCACTGACTAAAACAGTATCTCCAGCTTTTAAATTATCCAAATCACAAGGCATATTAATCTCCTTTCTTTAAATCTTTAATAGATGAAGTAACACCAACACACTCAAGACTTATCTGCTTAATGTTGTTTAATGATGTTAATCCTGACCATTCTTTTTTAGTGTAATACATAACCAGCTCTAAAGTCTTATCACACTCATCTTTTGTAAATAAATTTTGCTCGTCATAAGTGATCGGAGCAACAACATAGTCATTTATACCAGAAGGTTGGTACGTATTCAAAAATGCTGTTAAAAGTAAAACATACATATCATTCTCCTAATTAGTGACATTGGAACCAATTCATTCCAACAACCCATTCCATTCCCAAAGGAACTTTCAAACCAACTGTCTCAACAGCACGATTGATTGAGTTTTCAACAGCTTCAGAAACAACGTTTGGTAAAGCAATAGCTAATTTACCATTCTGCAATTTAACTTCACCTCCTAGTTTACCTCCATTCCAATCCTCCTTAAAGTCATTAAGTTGCTCTTCTGTATCAAATACCTCAAACTCAATTAAGTTTTTAGCTACAGCTAACTGAGCTTCATCATGATACTCAATCATACTACTCATATCAATCTCTGAATCTTCAAAAGGATTGCAGCGATAGCCTTTTGACTCCATTTCTTCATATAAGAATACTGTTGTGTATTTAGCACAAATAACACCACCAGATTGGAATAATGCGTTAAGTAAAGAGTGTTCAGAGCGAGTTCTAATTAAACGACCATCAACTCCAACAACAAATGACCCTCCACGTCTCTTCCAGATTTCTTTAACAGCATCTCTTAACTTCTTAAGTGCTGGTACAGCATCCCAGTATGCATCCACAATAACTTTAGCTTCTTCTAACGTGCAACCTAACATCGCCATAGCTCGTTTGGCACTACCACCATACATAAGCATATATGAGATAGCTTTAGCAAAATCTCGGTCAATGCCAAGCTTCTTAGCATTAATACTATGAATATCATTTGGCTTCTTCGCCAACAATTGTTTTGCTAATTCTGCGCCATCAAAAGGTAAAATATAGTGCCCTTGAATACAAGCTTCTAATGATGAAAAGTCAAAACCAAGTTGACGCATATCCTTACCACAACCAAACATCGACCTAGCTTCTTCACCAAATACAGATGATGCTCTAGGAACGTTACACACACCAATATGTTTGTATCGGTTTGTTGAAGCACCAATCTCAATTGCTGCTGTTGGTATACGACCATCTTCTTCCCGATAGATAGATAAATATCCAGTGTTTGGAGCCTCTTCATCAAAATCAATATCTTCAATATCACCGCCAGCAATACTACTCTTACGATGTTTGTAGGTTAAATACAAAACAAAGTCTTTTGCGAATGCTACCTTATCACCCAACTTCTGTAAGTTTTTACAAAGTTCTTTCTCAACACCCACTCGAACAGATGGAGATGTTGGTACTCTTACAGGTTTATCTTTCTTTAAAGCTGCTGACAGTTCACGCTTGATCTTTTCCTTATCAGTTCCTTTACCAAGCTCTCTCAACCTAAGCTTCTTGTAACGACCTTCATCAAAAGTTTGATCCAACCATCGATTTAAAGCCTCTATTCGCTTCACATAAGAGATAGTTTGTTTCTTACTATCCTTTGTTAAGTCTCTAAGCTTCCATTCAGTAGGAACCCAACCAAGAGCAATCAGGTACTCTTTAACGAGATCAAGATCATCAATAGTTGCTGGTTCTTGGAGTTTAAGTGGTTGTGTTAAAGGTAAATCCAAAACTTCACCTTCGTAAACACACTTCCGATCTCCAAGGTACTCAATATTATTCTTCTCCATAAAGTTCTTCATATGAGCACTAAGTGAACCATCTGATTTCTTAAATTGAGAAGCAGGAGGTGTAAATTTCTTTAAGTTAGTTTTATTTAACTTTTTTGGTGGTAACAAAGGATTTACAATATTAGACAATCTATCCATTTCTTTTACCAAGAAATCTAGATTTTTAATTGCCAAATCTTTATCAAACCAAAAACCATAACTCTCTCTTCGGATAGAAATATCAGCAAGTTTATTTTCTATCTTTTCTGCCTGAACCCAACCAGAATAAGCATCATACTCTTTCTTTAAATCTTTATAAATTTCTACTGTTACTTTCGTATCTTGAATACAGTAGTCAACCATAATTTCTGAGTAGACAGAGAACTCCCTCCCTTTTAATGCATTCTTTTCAATTAACCCAGCATCAATACTTTGCTGTCTAAAATCATCCTTATACTCTCCTTTTCTCTCACCCCAAGCTTTTAAGCTATGACCACCTCTTCGGTCTGGGTTTAATAAGCGTGATAGGATTAGAGTGTCAGTAATCTTAACCTCTTTACCAAATATTGTATCTGGTTTATTGAGATATCCAATCTCATAATCTAAAACACCAAATAATTTTAAAGCAATTAAATCGAACTTAATACCATTGTGAGCAATAATCTCTGTAGTATCTTTTAACTTATCTTTAAACCATTCTTTTGTTAAATCACTTAAACAACCTACATCAACTTCATCTGTGTCTACATCTCGAATAACCACACACCAAAGCTTAGCACTTTCTTTTAATTTATATGGTAATGTTCGAAAATCTAGCATTTCTGATAGCAAGTTATTTGTTTCAATATCTAAAACCTTTCTTGACATAACCCCTCCAGTAAATATTGTATTATACAAAATAAAAGAGGTCTGTCAAGACCTCTGTGTTAAAAAGCTGGTTTCGAGTCGATATCTTCTTGATCAGGATCAACTGTATTTCCAGCAAATTGATCATCGTCATAATGAATAATAGACCAATCGTTTTCATTCAAGTTAAACGTATCAGCAACGCCTAAATCACCACCCTCACGGTTCTTAAGAACAACCCATCGCACACGACCTCGCTTCCTGTTTGGTAATATTTCTTGCTCAATAGCTAAAACATTCCAAGCAATCTGCTCTAAAGCTCCAGAACCACGCATACTTTCTTTAGTGACAGTAATCCAGTATGGCTCATTTTCCTTACCTTTTGGTGGAGGAGGAATAGCCGAACCTTGTCGATTCAAATGTACAACAAGCATAATTGCCACATCATTTGCAGCACAGAATGCTGCAAGCTCTGTCATAACAATATCAATTTCTTTTCGCTCATCCGCAACATCACTACCAGAAATCACCATAGATAAATGGTCAAGGAGAATATAACGACAACCTTCAACAAAATACAAATGCCGAACTTTAGCCATTAACTCAGAAATAGGCAAAGATCCAAAGTGATCAACAAAGACAAGTTGTTTATTATCTCTTAACTTATCATAAGCTGTTTTCGCTTGCTCACGAGTAGTTACAGACAAAGGATTTCTCTTGAATTTCTTATAAGAAACCTTAAGCTCTGACGCAACAAATCGCTGAAGAGTTTGTTTAATCTTTTCCTCAAGATAAATAGCTCCTAATCGCTCTCCTTGATCAATAGCATCTTCAGCAACTTTAGTCATACAAGTTGTTTTACCGCCACCAGACCGAGAAGTTACAATGGTAAGCTCTCCAGTTCTCCAAGTGTATAACATTTCATTTAACTTTGGAAAGCTTGTAATCTTAATACCTTCAGCAATCGGTGTAATGACTTCTTCAAAATCGATATCTTCAATATGTGCAATCTTCTCAGTCACCATTGGCTTTCGATCAAATTGAACTAATTTAGCGAGAGCTTGCTGAGCCTCCTTATAACTTTTAAATGTATCGCCTTTGTTCTGTAGGTAATCAGAAGCATCTTTTAATCCATGTTTAGGCTGTACACACCACAACTCAACAGAACCAATAAAAGCAGAAGCAACAGCTTCACGAGCCTCTTTGCCCTTCATAATTCCTTTCTTTAACTCAGCAGGAGTAGCTTCATCATTATCAAAGAATACTGTCATAGAGTCAAACCCTTCAACAAAATCTTTGTTATGTAATAGGCTTTCTACAGCATTCTTAGTTCCCAGAGGAATAGAAACAACAAAAGGCTCTTGGCCCTCGTATTTTGTTCCTTTTACACTTTCACACTGAGCCTGATGAATTGATAGGCAATCCCACTGACCTTCTGTGACAGTAAAGTTTGTGTGTTTACGAGTAATTGTCTCTGCCACATTTTGACCAAACAACTTATTCCCAATACCAACATTACCAATTGCAGACCAATGACCTTTTTCATCTTTTGATTTTGTTACATCTTGTTTTGTATAACCAACTACCTCTCCAGATTTATTATAGGAAGGAAAGTAATAAGCTTCAATCGTCTTGCCATCTTTCTCACTTAAAGCAGCTCTAACACCAAATCTTTCACATGTTTCTTTTTTAATGTTTCGTTCTTTATTTTCAGCAAATCCGTAACCTTGAATCTCCTTAACTGTTTCTTTCACATATATTTCATTCATTTCACTTCCACTCTTCTTCACCTTATAATCATATGACATAATTATCAGCACAACCTCAAATTAAATCATCAAAAACTAAATCAAAACACTCTTCAGGACTTAATTTACCTTTTGACCAATGTTTTTTAATTAGTTCTTTACGATTCTCAAAAACACTTCCTTCCAAATCAAAATTACTAAACAATTCTGAAACAACACTTAAATACTCAGACCAAGACATAGATTACCTCATTACTTATTAAAAATCCACAACTCTCCGATTTCTTCTCCAGCTAAAAGCTCAATCGGCGAAACATCTTCATTCTTCACAACTACCAAAGGAACACCTTTATAACCTGATGGAAATGGTGTATGAACCATTTGAATAACACCTTTTTTTGCGATTGACTTACGCAAGTAGAATTTTCCGTAAGGCATTTTAACACCAGTTGCTTCTCCGTATGAGTCAAAAACTGGGCTTATACCATCAACTTCTATTACTTCATTTACCTCAATCTCAACAACACTCCCAGATTCGATTGTTGATCTATTCTTTACAGTTAGTTTAATAATATTATACAATCTTAACCTCCTTACGACCATGTGTTAGATAAGTTGTCTTCCCAGTCTTCTTATCATATTCAGTCCACATACTATCCCAACTTCCACGGATTGTCAAACACCAGCTATCTTTTACTGCAATTACACGGTGATTATTTGACCTTAAAGTAATCTTAGGGAAAATTGATCTTCTATATAAGTGTAAATCACCATTAACTTTCTCTTCAACAAGATTACCACTAATAAACCAAGTCAATGCATTAAATGCATGTGTATGGAATTGTTCGCGTGTTCCTTTATTAAACTTCAATAAAGCTACAGAGCAAAGACCCTTAATCTCAAATAAGAAATAACCATCAACAGGGGATTCTTTACCACCATCTTTTGCTTTACTAAAAAACTGTGTGACTAATTTCATTCTTCATAATCTTCAAATTCATACTCCCAACCGTTCTCATTATACACTTCATACTTAGCTATTTGATTAGTCAAAAAACAATATTCTCTAACAAGATGTATCTCATTATAATCAAAAATCATATCATGTAAATGGTCAATTCTATCTTCAACTTCTTCCAAGGTCATTTACACTCTCCAAAATAACACATCAACCAAGTTGATTCATCAATTAAAGAACGAAATGTCTTCTCAGTCCAAAGCTTAAGCTCTTGATAACTTTTATCTTTATGGTCATCAACAAACCTATACATTGAGTCAGCAGTGTACACACCACCTTTATGCAATGTAAAACCATCTGTGTAATCGTCATTGTATATTACCAATTTTCTAACATCATAATAAAAATGCTCCATAACCCAATCTCGCTTAATCATTTACTTCTCCCAACAGTCACTAATATCAATAAATTTTCGACCATCAATCTCACAAACACTGATTACATAACTTTCTTTTGGTAAACAACCATACTTTGTTTGTTCAAGAAGTTCTACATCTAAATCACCAACTTCTCTTTGAAACATATTTAATGCAGCAACCATTTCTGAAATCTTCATTTAACCACCATAAATTTACGAACTTTATCAATAGCTAAAAGAACATACCTATTGGCTTCTTTCAAATCATCATTTAATATGTAATCAGAATAGTAATTTAAATCAAATTCAACATCATATAGAGAGTTAATACTTTCAATCATAACATCTTTAGTTCTTTGAATCCTCTTATCAAGCTGTTCACCATCTGTTTCTAAATCACCATTCAGTAATTTTAAATCGAGTGCTTTAGTAAATTCTTCAGTTTCATAACAATCCCACGTATAATTTCTTTCTTCAAAATCATAAGAATGAATGTTAATATCATCAATAAATGAAGCATTAAAACCAAAATCACAAATAAAATCAAATTTACTATTTTTCCAAATTTCACCACTATCATCTGCTTTTTCTAAAGTATACCCTTGCTCTTTTAAAAAACCAATCACAGTTTCATATACATAACTCATTTACCAAAACTCCTAACTTTAATTCCAGCTAATGTGAATTCAGTCTTATTATCTGAATCATATTTAAAGAACTTATTAGCAGGAGAATTAGGATATTGTAATACACTAAACCACCAATTAAAGTCCTCTCTAGGAAGCATAATGACAAGTTCATCTTTACTACTACCAGACTTCAACATAGCACCATTAATAGCCAATAAAGCTTCAGTAAACGATTTTACAGCTTGATTTTCTAAATCCTGCGTCATTGAAAATGCTCCCATGTCATGATAATCTCCTTAGAACAAAAACCATTATCGTAAGTCACAACAGCATATCCAACAAAAGGACTATACTCATTTAAATCCAAAGATGATTGAGGTATATCAGTAAAATCAGATAAGAACTCAATAATAAGCCAACAATCGTTTAGTCTCTTTCCATCCTCACCATCTGTCTCACGTACAACTACATATTCAATAGCCTTACCATCAAATACAGTTATTGCAAATTTTGTTGTCATTTTTACACCCTTTTCCATTCATAAGTTGCGACTGGAGTCTTCTCAACTTTATACAACTTATCAACAACATCTTCAATATAAATATCATCACCTACATCGCCATCCCAATTCCAACTTTCAATTTCAGCAGCATAGTAGGTGAACTCTTCATCCCAAGTACCGAAGCACTCTACCATATCAACACACTGAAAAACTACTAGGTTAATTGGAGCATGTCTTCCATGATCAAGTAATACAACATCATGCTCTTCACCATGAATTAGCATCGTCTCGATTTGGTCTAGATGTTCTTCTGGTATAAAATTCAAAATAATATCTCCTATAATTACTAATAAGAATGTAATCTATTATAAAATCATTGTCAACAGAAGATTACTATTGTTTACAAACTGATCTGTATTAACCATATTTGTAATATATTTGTAATTCCTGTTGACTTATCTCTTGACAAATGCTATATTTTACCTTTCTTTTCACTTTTTCTTTGGGTTGTATATAATGTGAGATTTATTGAACATTATTCCTTAATATCTAATCTTTAGATTAGTAACGAATAAACGATAGTTTATTTGGGTAAGAGAGAGTGTTAGTAATCTTAACTATCTCTCTCTTTAGTTCTTAAGTACATATCATGTACATTCATTGCTTGATAAATACAATTGATATCAGTGTTAGCATGAATAGTATAACCCTTCTTAATCTCTCCATTCTCAACCGTATATTGACATAAAAAATACCAATCCTCTTCCCATATCTCCATTTTCTCTATAATGTATAATTCATCTTGATAGTAGTATTCTTTCATAACACTCGCCTATTTAATATGAGGGCTAGATGGGCGCATCCAATGCGTCACTCCGCTATAAGAATCAACACCTTCTGTATCAAAGAACACTCCTTCCTTATACCAAGATTCAAACCATCTATGTGTATAAACTATTACACATTCGTTATCATCAGGCAATCTATCATTCACATCAATCCAATCACTCATTAATATCTCCTAAAGCTAATTCTAGCTGTTCAATAATATATTTCACATTTTGCATGTAATTACATTCTGGTGGAAATTCCTCTTCAAATGCATTAAATTCCATAAACTTATCGTGTAGTTCATCATACATTTCTTGTGCTGTATCTAATGCAAATGAAATCCTCGCCTTCAATATACCTTTATTCATATTAGTTGTCAAACCTCGTATACTTTTCCATAAGCTCAAGTAACTCTTGTTCAAAACAAAAGTGATCGTGCAGTATTTCTGGTTTATCGCTTAATACTTTTATAGTATCTCTGTACCCATCTACTGTGTCAACAATAATATTTGTAGAGATATCATGATTAAAATATTTCTTAACA